AAGACAGATGTCGCGGCGGCATCGCAGGATAGCTCCACGTAAGCCTCATCGTCGTCGTCCAACCAGATCGGGGTATCCAGGTTGAGGGTCATCTTGTGCTCATCGACATCGATGCGCTCGGCAGCCGTATCGTGACCCGTATCATAGGTGAACGATTGGCTTACCGGTGCGGCAAAAGCAGCGCTATCCGCCGGCAAGGCGGCCTTGTAGATGGTAGCCGCAACGGAATCCATGGCGGCGGTAGCCACCTCATACCAGATGTTAATACTGGCCAACTTGCTACCCTTGTAACTGGCGCTGTTCTGGTTGAGCTTGATCGGAATCTTGATAACGAACGCAGCATCGGCCGCGCTGCGGTTCTTGCTCCACACATTGGTAGCCACGCTATCCGTCCAGGTACCGGCGGAGAACTGCGCCTCTTCCGGCCCCAGGAACTTGCTCATGGCGGTGTCGTGTATGTAGCCCATAATGTTATTCTCCTGTTTCAAGTTCCAAGTTCGAAATCTTAACTTGGTTCGGCGGGATACCATCCCGACCTGCATTACGCCACATTGCTATTGTGCAATGGGCGGCCCGTCTCTGCTGGCACAGAGTCAGGTTACGCCACATTGCTTTTATGCAATGGGCGAAAGTCATTGACCCACACGGCGATAAAATGGCGGACTTTCAGCCGGTGCTCATCGTTCATGAACACAGCAGGCGATAGCTCGCTGCCCGCTAAGAACACTTCGGGCATCAGGCCAAAGCGCGTGCCCACGAAGATCGCCGGGGCGATGCGCGGATCGCAAGCAGCCGCCCAGTCATTGGCGTCGGTCCACTCAGGCACCACGACCACATCACCCATTTCGCCGCGCTGCTGGTTCTCGCTGTGGATATTGGCGGCGTTCTCCCAATACGGGTAGAGGATCTTCTTGGCGGTCAACTCCAGAGCACGCGGCACCAACAGGCAGCGCGGGTTGATAGCCTGCTTGGGTCCCGTACCATACACGCCCGCAGCGTTCTTGATCAGCATCGGCTGGTTGTAGACAGCCTGGGAAACAGCCTCCCACTCCGCGGTGCTCAAGGCGGTCGTGCGCAGGTTGGCATGACCTCCGGAAGTGGTCACGGCAGTGGCGTTGAACAATGCCCCGCCATCGGCCATCGTGGGGCCGGTGCCGCTGTTATCGCTAAACAGTGCAGCCACCAGTGCTGAGACCCTGCGCAGCCCAGCATTCGCCAGCTCGCGCGGGTATGCGCGCAGTTTGCGGGTCTCGTCACGGTCGATGAGCTCCAACGTCAACGGGATATACCCGCCGTACTTGGTGAAGCTGGCTGTTTCGGGGCTGTCACCCACGGTTAGCTCGGTATACTCGGCTCCCTCCGCTACCGTTGGCAGGGTGCCCACCGTCCCAATCAGGGTGCCAGTGATGGACTGCAACGAGCTGAACTGCTCCACGCTAGAAATGCGCTGCCACCAATCGTAGCCGGCGCGTCCCAGCTCACCCCACTGGTTGACCACGATCTTATTGAGGGCGTTTTTAACCAGTCCGGCGAAATCAGCGGTGGTAGCCAGCCTGACCCTGGACGGGTAATAGCCGCCATGCAGCTCGTCATCGCCGGTGAGCATGAGATACAGCTCGCGAATGCCAGACAGGCGAGCTACCTTCAGCCCTTCCATGCCTTTGTCTCTGGGCGCGCCCATCAGGTCGTCAACTGCCGCTTGTAGTTGATCTTCGCTGGAAAACACGCCATGCACCCGGCCAGGTCCAATCACAGCCGCGCTACCAGCCAAGCGCGAGACCAGCTCGCGAGCCGAGTCGATAGCTTGCTGCAGCTCATCCGGCTCGAACAACTTCCCGGCGAACTGCTTGCGGAGATGCTCCTGCATGGGAGCAGGTAGCTTCGCAGCCCCCAGGCCGCTATCCAGCAGATACTGACACATCTGCAGGCGCAACTGCTGTGCAGCTTGCCACTCTTTCTGGGAAGCTGGGATCGAGCGAGCAGCCTCCAGTTCATTCTGCGTCAAAGATTCACCCGTCGGGGTCGCAGCCTGTCTTCCGTCGGGGGTTGGTGTGGGTTCATCCATCGCGATCTTTGCTCCTTTCTGTATGCCCCTGCTGGGGGGTTGGCTATTTGTGCCACGCATGGCATTAAGTGCCCGGACAAACGCGCCGCCGCGCGCCGGGTTGATAACCAGATCCAGAGATTCAACCCTGGTAATCCGTTCGACAACACGCCCCTTGCAGGTAAACCACAGGTCGGCCGAGAACCCTACCCTGGGCTTGGGCTTCCCCTCTCGCAGCATCTCCCGGCCAAGCTGATCCACCAATGGGCCCGAAGGTCCTGAGGTGACCAGTTCCACCAGAATGCCGCGGTGCTCCTCGCTCCAGCGAGGGCTGCCGAACACCCCGGCGAGATCGAGAACAGAATGGCCCGACCAAAAGGCGTGATCCACAAAACAGGATGCCCCCTCCCAGAGAGACAGGGAGGCTCTCAAGACCTCCTCGGAAAATTCCCAACCGTTGCCATTTCCAGCGGTGATGGCCAGGACTTCAAAGCCAGCCTTATTATGTTGTCCAGGACGAGTGGATTGCGCTGGCCAGCCTTCAGCGGCTAGGATCAGGCGGGTCTCTTGCTGTTCGTCTGTCATACTTTCTCCTTATTAGATTGAGCTGTTATTGCAAGCCAGCCGCAGCACCCCGGCGAAGCATCTCTTCCACATCGACCACCTCGCCAGCAAAGCGATACGCCATCCTCAGCAGCTCTGCATCGTCGATCAATCCCTGCTTCCTCAGCAGGGCAAAGGCGCTCACAATAGTATTGGCAGCCGCAGCCAGGGAGGTATTGTCGCGAGCGCTGATATCCGTCCCTTTGGCGGAGATGTATGCTCTGGGAGCAACGTGATGATCCACAAGCGCCCTGCGCTGCACAACCACCCTGGCCAGGTCCTCGATCATCCACAAAAAGAACTTCTGCCGCTGCTCATAATGGCGGAAGGTGGGGCCCCCCGCGGCTTCTGCGGTAGTACGGGTGGCAGATTCTGGCTCAGCCAGGAAGTGAAGGGGATTCCCGGATCCGACAGCGATCATTTTCTTGATGGCCAGGCCATCCTCAGCAGCTTCGAAGCTGGCCAGCTCCGGGTTCAGCACGCTCCAGGTCTCGCTCTCGTCAGCCACCAGGATGGCGCCCGGGTTAGGGGGGTTGGCATTGAGCTCAGCCTGGCGCGCAAGCCTTTCCGCCTGGCTGGTGAAAGCGGCCTTGACCACGTACAAGAAGCTTTGTCTGTAGCGATTGAGCCTGGCGCGATCCTCCAACCAGGCGGAATAACGCGATAGCCAGCGCAGCAAGGGAGCCAGATCGCTCTCTCCCCACCTGGCACCCACCGGCCGGTTGACAGCATAATGCAGCACGACCGGCGGGAAGCCGCCGTCGGCATCCTGGCGGTCGGCGCGCTCGTCATAGACCGGCCAGGCATGTCCCATAAAGCCATTGGGGGCGGCCTGTTCGGTGCCATCGCCACGCGGGCGCTCCCACACCACCAGCTCCTGCTCGATATCGTTGGGGGCGGTCTCGATGTCGAGAATATCTTGGGTGGGCAAGGTGCGGATATATGACATGCCCGCGGCATCGGTGGAAACCACGATGAACAGATTACCCGTGCGGGTCAGCTCGTCACACAGGTCGAACGCTCTCAAAGGCATGCGGTTCAGGCGATGGTTCCACCAGTTCTGCAAAAAGTGGTGAGTGCGCTCGTGCCTGCACTCCACACCCAGCCCACCTCCAACGACATATTGAGACATTAATTCGACGACACGACGGGCAAGCGGGTTTTGCCGCCAGGCATCCAGGGCGTCTCGCAGGATCTCATCGCGGTCATAGCCATGCCGGTCGCGTGGGTAGGTCGACACAGAGGTCGACCCGGACGCAGCCAGGCGATCCATCTTGTCATCGAGGACGCGGACCGCCAAGCTGGCCTGGCGTTGGATTTCCTTGCCGAAAAAGAAGCCAACAAAGCGCGAAAGCATCAAAAACCCTCCCTGTCCATTTGCTTGAGCGGATCCACCGCCTGGATGACCGCGGTTGGGGTAGAAATACGCCACTCCAGGCTATCCAG